CGCTTACGGCTTCATGTTCATCTGGGCGATCAAGTGCGGCAAGGAGGACGAAAAAGAATGAGCACACCCCTCGAACAAGCCCGCGCCATCGCGCAGGCCCGCCATTTCCTGTCTGAGCTGTGCGTGCCGGGCAAGATCAAGCGGGTGCCTCGCGCAGTCCGCGTGGAGGCACGCAACCGCCTCAAGCATATGCCTATGAGCTGGGATCTGCCGCGCATCGTGCAAGAGCCAGGCGCCCTAGACAACATGGAGAAGCTTGAGGAGCACTACCGTCAGGTATTCTGGGAGGACGTGAAGCGATGAGCGCAGGTAAAGGCGACACCCCGCGTGCGGTGAATGGCGAGGTTTATCGCCGCAACTTTGAGACGATCTTCCCGACAGATGGCAAAAACTTTGACTACCCCGAGGGGTCAAAGACCAAGGAGCAGCGGATCGCCGCGATGATTTACGCCGAAAACTTAGAGCAAGCCAAGCTCCTCGCCATATCCGCCGACCGCGAGGACAAGCTGCGCACAGACCTAATGCTCGCCCAAAAGCTAGCCGAGTCCGCCATGCTGGAAAGCGACCGGCTGCGCGCGCAGCTACACAAGGAGCGAGCATGACCAGCGCCATCCTCATCGCCCTAGTTGGCTTCGCCTATTTCGCCGTTGCGGTGGACCAAGCGTTTATCCAACACAATTTTTGGAACGGCATCATCTGGTTCGGCTATGCGGTAGCCCAGATCGGTTTGTGGCACGTCACCGTGCAGCCTTAACTTTATGGAGAAGTACAAAATTATGACGCCGGAGATCGAGGCCATCGACAACGAAATTATGCGCCTCAAGACCCTCCGCGCATCAATGGTCGCCAAAGCGGCCAAGAAGAAGGCCGACTCGCTATGCGCTGAAATGGCCAAGCGGAAAGCAAAGAAATGACTTTATATCTGACGGCTCAAGCGGGTTCTCGTCGGCGTTCATGTGGTGTGGCGTCGCGGACATTCCGGGGATGCCCAGCTCCACCGCGCGAGACGAGTGGGGCGCCGTCACATTCTTTGGCTTCGGGCTTTCCAAGCCCAGCCATAGCTGCGGTCATTGAGGGGAACCCTAGAGATATTCTGGCGTTCAGCGACCTGAGCCGTAGCTCCACTTTGACCGGGCAGCGTAGTTATACGGATGAGCGCGAGCGGGTGAGCAAGAGGTCCGGCCTTATGCAAGGAAGTCGCCGCGCCACATCGATCGAGGGAGGCGGAAACGGCTTACGGCCAGCGACAGCCCTTTTGAAAATGTCGCCCCACTGCCGCCGCAAGATTGGCAACCCTTGCGTTGAAAAGGTGCGGCCGCACCGTCCCCGGCAATCTTTCCAATGATCGCCTTCCCACCTAGTCCATGGCGAGCCGAGGTGCATGGCAACGGCACCTGTCGCCTGCTCTACATCGACCCGCAGGGCGGCATGGCGAACGACATCTGGACCTTCGTCCGCGAAAAAGACGGCGGCGCGGTCCACGTCGAGACCGGACAATTCAATTTTTGCGAGAATCCCACGTTAGAAATCGTGGGCATCGAACTTTAGAGCGCCGGCGAGGCAGTAACAAAACAGGTGCCTGGGGAGGCTCCTGCGCGTCAACCCGCCGGCGCGCTAAAAACAACTTGGAGAGGAGCGCCGCGGAGACGGCGCGGAGGAATGGAAGAAAACGCACACAAGTCACGGTTTACGCCGACGCCGCATCCCGTCATGCAGCTGGATTACGACATCCTGTCGCAGCTCGGCGCTGAAGAAGGCTGGCAATACCTCAAAAAGCGCGAAGAGTTGATCGCCCGCGAGACCAGCGATCCGTTTCGCCACGGCTACATCCCGCCGGTATGGCGCCGCGCGTCCGAACTTCTCGAAAAACACCGCGAATTGCTTGTCATGGGCGGAAACCGGTCTGGAAAGACCGAATGGGCGGCGAAGGAGGTCATCAAGACCATGTACAACAAGCCCGGAGCGGTGGTCTGGTGCTTCCAAACCACGGCGCCAAACTCCATTGAGCTGCAGCAGCCGCGAATTTGGAAATACATGCCGCCAGAATGGCGTAATGCGCGCAAGGGACAGGTGACGAACATCACCTATAGCGTCAAGGGCGGCTTCACCGAGGCAAAGTTTGTCGCGCCCAACCAGGCGGTCTGCATTTTCCGCAATTACGCCCAAGACCCGAGCACGATTGAGGGCGGCGAGATCGATGCGTGCTGGTGCGACGAGCTGGTTCCGCTAGATGTCCTAGAAACCCTCCGGTTCCGCCTCGTTGACCGCAACGGCAAGCTCGCCGTGACGTTTACTCCGGTGCAGGGCTGGTCGCCGACCGTGGCCGACTATCTCAACGGCGCGAAAAACGTCCAAGAGGTGGACGCCGAGCTGCTCACGCGCAAGGACGCAGACGGCAAGGTAATCGGCTACGAGCAAGTGCCGGTCGAACAGATCAACCCGAAGGGCCGGCCAATCATCTATTTCCACACCAAGCTCAATCCCTGGGCAGGCTGGACGCGCATGCGCAAGGAGCTGCAAGGCGAGACCCGCGAGAAAATCCTCACCCGCGCCTACGGAGTGCCAACCAAAGCCATCGCCGGCCGCTTCCCGTTGTTCAATCCGAAGGTGCATGTCATTCGCGCTGCCGATGTGCCGGACGGAACGCGCTACCACTGGGTTGACCCAGCGTCCGGCAAAAACTGGGCCATGCTCTGGACGGTCTTTGACGCTGCTGGCCGCATCATCATCTACCGGGAATGGCCGAACCAGACCGACTACATCGAGGGCGTTGGATATGCTGGCGAATGGGCGCTGCCTGACGGCAAAAAGCTCGACGGCCGCCCAGGGCCAGCGCAACAAGACTTCGGATTCGGTTTGGAAAGATACCGAGACGAAATACTTCGCGTAGAAAACGGAGAGCAGATTTTTGAGCGATGGATGGACAGTCGTTACGGGCATTCCAAGACGCTTGGAAAAGAGGCTCCGACCACGCTCATCGACGAGATGGCCAGCCTCAACATGTTCTTCACGGCAACCCCGGGCGATTCCATTGATGAGGGCGTGGGCATGATCAATGACGCGCTGTCATACAATCCGGACAAGCCAGTAGATGCCCGCAACCAGCCGCGGCTCTACATCTCGGAGAACTGCAAGAACACGATCTACGCGCTGCAGACCTATACCGGAGCGGACAAAAAACTCGGTGCCGTTAAAGATTTTGTAGACCTCTGTCGGTATATTTGTCTCTCCGATGCGATGTATCTCAACGAGGGCGCCATGAAGTCCCGCGGAGGCGGCGCCTACTAAAATGACCACCCTCGACCGCCGCCAGCCGCCGCCGCCGGAGGACTGGAAGTGCGCTGCAAGCGGCCACCCAGTCTGCCAGGTATGCGAGCAGCCGCTGTCCAGCCGGTTCCTCCGCGATCCGCAGCTCGGGCCGTGCTGCATGGAGTGTGCGCCCCATGTCATAAGCGCGGACAAACTGCTCTATTGGCTGAAAATCGCGCGATAGTTCAAGCCGCTTTAACTACTAACCAAAAACTATGCAGATCGCAATTAGTACACGCCGTAAACATGTCCCGCTCGACATGTACAAAAAACCCGAAAACTTCGACACGTCCGCTGCGCTGGCCTTCTCCCGCGAGCAGGCGCCGCCGGCCTTTGTCGCCGTGATGGTCGGACTGCAGGACCGCATCGCGGACGCCGCTCTGCTCGTCTCCAACATGGCCACCGCAAAAGACCCGGGCCTGCTCGCCCATGCCGCCGGCCAGCTCAACGCGCTCCAAGAACTCTGGGACGACCTTGAGGCCAAGCGCGCCGAGGCGTCCAAGTTGTCGTAATGGTCAACGGTTCGCCACAAAGGCATCACTTCTGGCGAGCTCTTGGCCAAGATGGATTGATCTCGACAAAAAGTATCCGTTTTTTCGACACACCAACTGTCAAAAAGTGTGCGCTTTTTTCAACAAGTAAGTCACTGCCGGGAATGTCTCGTTAAGCAATACTTCGTCACAATTGACCGGCATATTTTGTGACGCAAATCACATAATCCCTATGCTGTTTGTGCAAAGGGCGGGGACAATTTGCCACCCCCCTTAAAAATAATGCTGTACATTTGTACAGCTATCTGCCATACTCTTCGTACCGAATGAGGTGTGCCCTGCGCAGTCAGGGCTGTGGTTTGTTCGGTCGGACTGGGCGCCGGACGTCCTGGCACTTCTTGGAGGTTTATCCATGGCGGATGGGAAAGCAGCGGATAGTTCCGCAGGGTCGGATGACATCATTTCAATGGCTCTCGATGAGCTGCGTGGCGCTCCGGCGCCGGTAGCTGAGGAGCCCGAGAAGGAAGAGTCCGAAGAAAGCGAAGTTCTTTCACAAGACGAGACTGACAAGCCGGAAGCCGAGGAATCCTCTTTGGATGCCGGCGAAGATGTCGAAGAGAAGGACGAAGAGTCCGAGGACGAAGACGGCGAAGCCGACGAGGAGGACGAAAAGCCCTCGCCGGATAAGATCCAGAAACGCATCGACAAGCTGACGGCCCAAAAGAAAGCCGCAGCCGAAGAAGCCGCCACGATCAAAGCTCAATACGAGGAAGCCCAGAAGCGCCTCACCGAGCTGGAGTCCCAGGTCAACGAGGCCGCGAGGCCGGTGCTGCAAGCCAGCGCCGACAACCCGCTCGCCGACGTAGACACGCCCGAAGCCCTCGACGCCAAGATCAAGTCCGCGCAGGAAGTCCGCCGATGGGCTCTGCGCAATACCGATGGCGCCACCGTGCGTAAGCCGGACGGCAGCGAGGTCTACTTAGACGCAGATCAGGTCAAAGATTACCTGATCAAAGCGGACGACGTTCTGACCATTCACGCTCCACAGCGCCAGCAGTGGCTCGCCCAAAGGCAGCCCTCGCTCGAGGCGACCAAAAATCTCTTCCCCGACATCCTCAAAAAAGGAACGCCTATGCAAAAGGCGTTTGAGGCCACGGTCAAACAAGCGCCGGAGCTACTGAAGCTCCCGCAAGTTGAGTATTGGGTCGGTCTTGCCCTCTACGGAGAGCAAGCCCTCATGGCCGCGCAAAAAGCGCAGCAAGCCAAGACCAAGGCTGCCGAAAAAGTCTCGTCCGCGAAGAAAACGCCGACACCTGTGAAACCAGTTAGCGCGCCGAAAACATCCACCAAGGGCACGGTCAGCAAAGACGTGCGCAACCGAGTGCTCTCCGGCGCCGGCGGGATCAACGATCTTGAGGCTTACATGTCGGAGGCGCTGTTCAGTTAAACAAACCTCTAAAAAGAAAGATCAATCATCATGTCAGCACCCGCAGGAGCCTTGTTCCCAAGTGTTGGAAATCGCGAAGATCTACTTGACGTTATCTCCGTCGTAGACGCGAAAAACACGCCCATCTCCAGTTCTGTAGCGCGAGTTGGGGCCGATATAACTAATCCGGGCCTTTACTCTTATTTGGCCGACTCGTACAACAGCCCGTCCTTTGACGGCATTGTCGATTCCGCCGATGTCACTGAGTTCGACGACCCGACCAAAAATCGCGTTCTTCTCAGCGCTCGTAGTCAAAAATTCCGCCGCACGGTTCGTGTCAGTGATTTTCAAGCCAATCTGGCTGATGTCGCTGCTGTTGGCCGCAAGAAAGAAATGGCGCGCGCAACCGCAAAAGCCATTACGGAACTCAAGCGCGACGTTGAGGCTGCAATCTCCAGCGACAACGACTCGCAGGAAGGTTCCGGAAGCGTTGCCTATAAACTTCGTGGATTGGGCTCCTGGATTTCCAGCTCGGCTCAATCTGACCTCCCGGTTCCTGCCTCGCAGCGCACCCCGGCTGGTTCCATCGACAACACGGCTACCGCTTCGCTCACCGAAAGCAAGCTGCAGGACGTGCTCCAGTCGATCTACGAAGAGACCGGCACGACCGACCGTCTCGTTGCGGTTGTTGGCCCGACGCTGAAAAAGGCGATCACCAACTTCACCCGCTTCACGGTCAATGCGACCTCGAACGTCTTCAACCTCCGCCAGACGACTCAAAACGCCGAAAACGGCCGCTTGACAAGTCATGTGAGTTTTTATGAAGGCGATTTCTCGTCCGTCGAAATTGTCCCTTCACTTCTTTTAGCTGCCGGTGCCAGCACCGAAGCCGAGAAGTTTGCTCGCGGTTACATCGTTAACGCCGAGCATCTCATGCTCCGTTATGGTCGTCGCCCCCGCTTCCAAGAATTGGAAGACCAGGGCGGTGGTCCTCGCGGACTGGTCGATTGTATCGTGTCGCTCGCGTGCCTCACTCCGCGTGCGGCCGGCAAGCTCAACGCCACTTCCTAATTGTAACAACTAACTAAGGAGAACATTAGAAAATGAAAGTGTTTGAGCTTCCCGCAGAAACCAAAGCCGCAACCGGCTTCACGCACAAGGCCGTCATTGATCACACCGATCTGACCACGGCCGCCGACAACACGGCGCAAACCATCACGCTGATTACGCTTCCCGCGGACAGCATCGTGAAGGATGCCGCCAGCCACTTGGTCACGTCGTTCCAGTTGACCGGCACCACCGCCTACAACAGCAACACTGTTCAAGTTGGTGTGTCCGGCACGACCGACCAGTTGATCGCCTCGCAGCAGATCAACACCAACGGCACCCCGGTGACGACCCGTCGCTTCAACAGCAACACTCCGGTCGCCTACACCGCATCGACCCCCATCATCGCGACATTCGGATCGATGGCGTCGTATGACCTCCTCGAGCTGAATGCTGGCGAAGTCCACATCTTCTTGAGCGTTGTCGATCTGAACAAGATCTAAGGCGTTTACGTCTTAACACACTGCCGCCGCACTGCGTATGCGGGTCGGCGGCAGAAGTTAGGATGTCAGCACAAATCTTCGGCGATCTGGTCGCCGACATGGACGACGAGTTGGCGCACCTCGTCAAAGAAGAGCTTCTGACCGGCTGGTCCGCGCAAAAGGCGCTGACCGCCATCGAAGCTCAAAAAGCCAAGCAGCTCTCGGACCAGATCGAGCACTGCAGCGTTGAAGGGCTTGGGCAGCACGTCATGGATGTGCCGGCCGAAGCCTATTTCGCATGGAAGCAAAAGCTCGGCCAGGACTGCTGGTCTGACCGCAGCTTCCGCGACTGGTTCAAAAAGCGCAACCCCGAGTGCGCAGTCAGTTACACCCCGCGCAATACCACCGTCCTGATCTAACCCGATGAAACTCGACCGCAGCAAAATCACCGAGATCATCGGCGACATCGACCAAGCAGACGCAGACGGCGCGTCTTATATCCAGAGGAAGCTGCGCAACTGGAACACCCGCTACTGTATCTGGCCGGGGCAAACTGAAGACGGGAGAAAACACTCCGGCGCTTATGGTCGCCGCGTTTTTCCTTTCGAGAATAGTAGCGACGCGCGCATTTTTTTGGCTGAGTCGATTATTCGAGAGAGGGTAATTGCGCTCGTTAACGCCTTCTTCAAGGCAAGAGTCCAGGTGCAGCCGGTCGAGTCCATGGACATCGACAAGAAGAACGCTGCAGAGGCAATCGTCCGCTGGCTCATGGGGCAACATTGCCTCGATGATTTGAGGCGTGAAGTGAGATTGGCCGCCGAAATGCGCGAGACCTACGGCCTCAGCGTCATGGCCGTTGACTGGCAGACCACCACGCGCGTTGAGATCAAGAGCTTCAGCATGGACGACGCCATGGCCATGCTGCAGGAGACCCAAGATCCCAACCTACAGGCATTGATCGAGGTCGTCCTTGACCCGCTGCAGGAAGAGCTGGCCGCCGAGCTGATGGGCCAAGTGATCCCCGAGCTGGGCAAGGTCAGCAAGGTCCGCGAGTTCCGCGAGAAGGGCGTTGTTGAGTGGGAAAGCCCTTACATTTTCGAGAATAAGCCGGTCGTCCGCGCCCTTGAGGCATGGGAAGACGTGATCTTCCCGATCCAGACCGACAGCCTGCAGCGAGCATCCTTCGTCGCCCGCCGGGAGCTTTTGAACGAGGTCGAGCTGCGCGAGCGCGCCGCAGTCGAAGGCTGGGACAAGGAGTGGGTCGAGAAAGCGGTGAAGTACAAGGGCGAGATGAAGCGCCTGCACCTCAACATCCACCGCAGCGACCAATTCCTCTACGAGCAGCTCCGCGACCTCATCGAAATTTGGCACGTCTACCGCAAGGAACACGACGAGAAGACCAAGGCGACCAAGGTCACCCGCACCGTCCTCAGCTACAGCATCACCGACAAGGCGGCAATCCATGAGCTGATGCCCTACGAGCATCAGTTGTATCCCTTTGTCGAACTCCCCCGCGAGCGCAACACCCGTCCGCTGCTTGAGTCCCGCGGCATCCCCGAGATCGTCCAGACCGCGCAGGAGGAAATTAAGATCCAGCGTGACGCCCGAGTCGATGCCACCAGCCTCAGCATCATTCCGCCCATCCGCGTGCCGGCCAACCGCGGCAAGTTTGACCTCATCCTCGGCCCCGGCGTGCAGATCCCCGAGCGTCGCCCCGGCGAAATCTCATGGATGGAAGGCCCGCGGCCGAGCCAAGGCAGCATTGAGATTGAGCAGGCCACCCGCCTCGACGTTGACCGCTACTTCGGCCGCATGGCGGACGGCGTGAACCCCAACATGTCCATGCTCCACATGCAGGAGCTGGTCGATTCGTGGCTCATCGACATGAAGCTCGTCATCGTCCAGATCATGGCGCTGGCGCAGCAGTATATGTCGCCGGAAGAAATTCAGCGCGTCACCGGAAACCCGCTGCCGTTCGCAGCAAGTGGCGCCGACATTCGCGGTCGCTTCGACATCACAGCCGAGTTTGACGCGCGCATCTTGGACCAAGAGGCGCTCGGCCAGAAAATGGATTTCTGGGCCAAAGTATTAACTCCGCTCGACTCGTTTGGAGTTATAGACCGCGCAGGGCTCATCAAATATATGGCGCAAGCTGTAGACCCGAATCTTGCGAACATTCTAATCCAAGACATCGGCGCCGCCACGCAAGCCGAGATTGAAGACGAGCAGGGCGCCTTCGCCAAAATCGCCGCCGGCACCGAGCCCCCGCTCAAGGAGGGCGGACAGAACGCGCAGGTTCGCCTGCAAACTCTGCAAGGCATCATCCAGTCCAACCCGGCGGTGCAGCAGCGGTATCAGCAGGACGAGATATTCAGAAGGATGATCGACGCCCGCGCGCAAGCCTTCCAGTTCCAGTTGCAGCAAGCGCAAAACGCCGTCATCGGCCGCGTTGGCGCCCAACCTGCGCTGCAAAAGATGAATCAGGAAGCCCAGCTCGGCATGGGCGCCCCGCAACCCGCCGCCTAAGCCATGCATCCTAACGTCTCAGTCCGCAACGTCCCCGGTCTCAATATTCCGCAGCACGACTATATTTCGGTCAGCTATGTCGGCGCGACCAACAACATCTCCTCGGTCGTCTACAAGGAAGGCGGCGCCAGCGGCACCACCGTTGCCACTCTTAACTTTACCTACGTCGGCGGCACGCCGGCGGCCGACGACGCCGACATCGCCACCGTGACCAAGAGCTAATGGGTTTCGCCTTCAATCCTTTTACCGGCAACTTCGACGCCAAGGGCGCCGGAGGCGGCGGCGGCTCGTCATACATCGACGGCGAGGTCCAAAACTTCAGCGCCCTGCCCGAGACGGTCGGCACGCCTCCGGTGGACAGCGCCTATCTCGTCCGCGAAGCCGAAGGCACCTGGCTCATCAACCGCAAGCCCGCCGGCATCTACATTCGCACCGCCAACACTGGCACCCGCGCCAGCGACTGGACCTACGCCGGCGAGTTTCCCGATGTCTTCAACGACGCAAATTTCGTTTTATACGACAACGCCGACAGCACCAAGAACCTCGCGTTCCAACTCTCCGGCATCACCACCGGCACCACCCGCACGCTGACCGTTCCCAACGCCTCCGGCACCATGGTCGTCTCCGACACCTCCGCAGGCAGCGGCTCGGACGTGGTCAACAACATAGTTTCCCTCACGCAGGCCCAATACAACGCCATCGGAAGTCCCGACGCGGCCACGCTTTTCCTCATCACCGATCCGTAAGCTATGGCACTTCTGCAAAAAGGTTATCTCGGTGCTACGCCGCTCTGGCGGCAAATCAACTGGTATGAGGACGGTTCGCCGAATCTCATCAATGCGTCTTCACTCGTCACGCTGACGGCCAACACCGCCGCGCACACCAAGGGATCGTGGTCGCAGGTCATCGCCAGCACCTCGGCAAACGTCTCGTTTCTATGGGTGCGCGTGTCCTCTGTGAATACGGTGGGCGCAAACACCGCAACCCTCATTGATCTTGGCACAGGAGCCAGCGGCAGCGAGGTCGCGTTCGCCTCCAACATCGCTGTGGGCGGCGCATCGGCGGTTAACGCCGCTACCTTGCAGGCCGTCATTTTCGGCATTCCTGTTAAAATCGCCAGCGGCACACGCATCGCGGCCCGCATCCAGTCCGTTGTCACTGGAGGCAAGACGGGGGCTGTGGAAATTTTCGCTACGGACACTGGCGACTACGCCACCACGCCGACCACCGTGGATGTCATCGGCACCGACACCGCGACCAGCCAAGGCACCAGCTTCAGCGGGGCCAGCGGAACGTGGGTCGAGGGAATCGCCAGCACCTCGCAAGCCTACCGCGCCATCGGAGTTGTCTTGTCCACGCATGACACCAGCATCGGCAACCTTAACAACGCGCAATTTGAAGTCGGTGTAGGTGCCAGCGGCAGCGAAGTCGCCTTTGGCTCGTTGCGTTACAATTTCAACGCCGACGAGCGTCTCGGCATCACCGCGCCCTTTACGTTTCTCTTTGGCCGCAACATCCCAGCAGGAAGCCGCCTTTCGGTAAAACACCCGTTCACATCAACCCCAGAACGCCAAGGCTTCTGCCTCATTGGCATCCCTTGATATGCAAAACTGGCATCTCCTCTACAACACCGCGACAGGCGCAAGCGTCAGCATCGGCACCGTGATCGCTGACCCGCTGCCCGCAG